CCAGTTATAGCAGCTTGTAGTTTATTGAAGACCTCCTCAGGTTTCATATTGTGGAAACTAGCTAGGTCACCTGCTATTTTTGTCATGCCCACAGAAAAAGTGCTAGCAGCCTCTGAACTCATGCCGAAAGCCATCCCCATTTGAGAAACAGTTGCTATGGTATTTTGAAGCTCAGCTCTAGTAGCTGGTATAGTCTTCAATAGTTCAGTTATTTTTTGATTAATACCTTCAGCAGCAGGACCAAGGACTGTATTGAATTTATCCGCAACCTCCTCAGCATCCATTGCGAGGCGAACCATATTTTTAGCTAAAGCAGCACCGCCTAGAGCGACAGCCACCTTAGCTAGAGTCGCTGTTACAGACTTTCCAAAACTTTTAGTAGCCTTTTTACTTTGATCAAGACCCTTCTGAAAAGATTTCCCGTCGAATCCTAGTTTAGCGAGTAGTGCGAAATTAGCCATTTTCTTTTAGTTTACTGAGTTCGAGAGCTTTAGCCTGCTGAGTTATGCCATTTCTAGGATGATACTTTTCAGATGTTCTCTGAAGTATACGTTGAAGTAGTTGTAAAGATGCAGATAAGGGTAAATCTAGTATTTCATTCATACTCCATCCGTAGTTAGATGCTATAGAATCAACTAGCGTAATAACAGATACTGAGCTATCTGGAATGTCTGATTTTACTTCATTTTCGGATTTCCTAGATGAAGGCATATCATTGAATGCAGCATTAAAATAGCAAATTAAACATTCTCTAAATTCTTCATGATCTCGAAGAAGTCTAGCTATTTTTTTAGCGTATCTAGCCTTAAATATATAGCGATCTTTAGATAGCATTAAAAAGAGTGCCAACAGATCGTCTATTTCAGGTTCCTCACCCTTAGATAATCTATTTTCCGTGAACTCTAGGTTTAATAAATCTCTGACCGCGATTTGTCTGATTTCAAATCCACATATTTCTTGATCAACTCCAATTACAGATTCTATCCGCAGTTTTTTTTCAAAAATAGCAGCATCTGCGATGCGTTTTTTGGCATCGTCATTAAAAGTGACAGCCTCAAATTGCATCTAATTTTAGTTAGTCGCAACGTATCCGCTTATTGAATAGCGACGATAATCTGCCTGAGCTTCCGTTAAATCAACGCTTGTGACGAGTATGGTGAAACTTCCATAGGTGACACTTTCTCCGATTGAGGGAGGAGAGTCTGAATCTCCCATTTGAACAGTTAGTGAGGCATCTTGACGTTGAGGAACGATAGTAGCACCTAGAGGTTCGCCATCGCCATTGTCTAGGTCTACGCGATTAGCAGGAGAGGTCAGAGAGAAACTCTCCACAACCATTGATTTGAATGTTGGTGTAGTTATGCCGAATAGTTCGGATCCATCTTGTGTAATAGCCATAATAAATAAAATGAGTTAAGGGTTCAATTAAATATAGTTTGTCAATTATGAATTTGAGTCTATGTTTTCAATATCATTTCTAATGACAAAATTTATTTCATAGGTCAGGGTTGAGACAGCTAGATCGCCATCTATTTCAAAGTTAGTTCCAGTCGGACGACAGTAGTTTACGTCGTAGTATTTTATAGATCGCCATTGAGACACAGACGGAACTGGAATAGACCCTACGCCAGCTAGAGCATCCCAAGTGGTAACTTGCCAAGGGTAAGTAGCAGTATTTTCAGTAGTTTCATACATTACCGACTGACTTGATCCATCATCATTGTAAATTTGCCAAGTATTTGAACCTACTACTCCACCTATATCGGTGAAAGATATTCTATCTCCATTTGTAGAAGATTGACTTTGATTTCTGAAAGATGGCTTACTATTTACATCGTTAGTTTCTCTAGTGTAATATCCATTGGAACTTAGACTTCCAGCATTAGTTAATCTGATTGAATCAGTAGACAAGACATTCCAGTTAGTCGCATTGAGTCGCATTTGTTTCCTGACTTGTGATCTTAGCAACTTGTGATTTTCTAAAGTATCTCCATCCGAATTGTCAGAACTTGCATCTGAAGCTACTACCAATGAAACAACTCCATTATATTTTCTGTATTCAAAAAGATTAGAACTATTATGTGCTATGTCTGCAGGGTCTATTGCTCCACCACTTTCAAGGCTAACACTAACTCTAGGTAAAGTTAGAATATCATCTGAAACAGTTGTAGCTACATCGACAGAAGAACTTAACTCATTTTCCAAGAATTGAGCTATGCAGGCTTCTATATTTCCTTCGAAGTTATAAATGTCATCTAAATATTCTAAGCTCATGATCTTTGATTCTGCGCAGAGCAATCAAGCCTGCGAGTTACGTTTACTGAATCATCTAAATGATTCATGACTTTAAATGTAGTAGTCCCATCTGTTAATAATAGACCTTTTTTGGGAAGTATGGTGTATGAGTTTTTATTTATGTAAAATTTAGTATCTATTGTTATTTCCCTGCCATCTTCATATATTTCAAAAGTTTCTTCAGCATCCTGCTTACTGGCTAAATATGTCTCAGTATTAGTGGGATGTGCTGAACCGCTTGCAGTAACAGCAGTCAAAGAAACTTGTAATTGACTGATTGCGAAGTTCAGATTATCGCTGATTAGATTAGTTAAGCTCATTTACTTATAGGGAGTTGTAAATAAAGAAGCCCCACCGATTAAGGTGAGGCTTCAGTAGGGGAAGTTTAGGGGAACTATGCGCCTGTGATCTTTTCGCAAGCATTAGTATTGATGATAACTTCATCAACGCTATTGTAAACACGAAGGACATCACTCTTGATTGGCTCATCGCGATATGTTTCAGCTGTGAAAGCACCGCCATCAGCAGAGTAAGCGATCGTGCGACCGAAGCCACCATTAGAGAAGTCACCGCCTCCGATTTGACCGACGAAGTATTCTGTATCAGCCCAAATCTTAGAACGATCTGCAGTAGCACCCTTCGCAGCACTATTGTAGCGAGTTGGAAGGATGATGACTTCTGATACACCAAATGCATCGCGAAGAACTTGACGATTGGTATATTGACCATTGCCATTGAAGATTCCACGAATATCATCAGTATTGAGCATCTCGTTGAAAAGAGAAAGCTCCATCATAAGAGATAGATTGTCGTAGAAACCATTTGCGTTAAGACGCTCGACAGCATTTTGAATGTCGATGATTGGCTTAGCGTTAGCAGTATCGCTCATAGCTTTAGCACCAGTAGTGGGAGTGCCAGTAAAACCTGCGTTAGTCATCAAAGAGGCGACACGAAGCTCATGACCAACCATGATGTCACGTTGTAGCTTTTGAGCAATACCACCTGCAGCATCGCTGATGCCGTTGTCACTAGCAAGAGACGCATCTTCATCAGGAAGAACACCTTCTAGTGCATATTGTTGGCAAGCGTATGATTGCTTAGTGTAGTCAAAGTCACGACGAGCAAAGGCAGAGCCTGAGGAACGAACTTTAGAAGCATTCAAATCGAATTGATCGTCATCGAATACTGGATAGTCACCATTTTTGGTAGGAGCATTTCGGATCGGAAGAATTTGAGTTCCTACGAACTTATTTTCTCCAATCTTGTTGAGAGCCTCCGAAAGAATCGGATTGAAAGAAGCGGATGTTGATAAAGACATATTTACTTATAGGTTAAAGATTATTGGAAGAATGAGATTTCGATGATATCGCCATCAGCAGAAGATGCTTCTAGTGCGATACCGATTCGAGTGTGATCAACAACGCTAGATGTGATTTTTCCATCAGCAGCCGTGTAAACAAGATCGCCTGCAGCGATGGCTTCATTAGCAGTTGCATAAGCAGTTCCACCGCCATTAACGAGGGAAATAGTTGTAGCTCCAGCATTAACAGAAGCAGTGGTAGTAAGACCAACGATGGGTTGATCAGCGACACCTCCAGCCTTTACGACATGACCATCTGCTTCTACTTTTACTAGAAGGTATGGATTGAGAGCCTCACCAGCCACGAAAGTGCGTTGAGAATTTTGAACAATAGTTGCGGACATAATAATAATAAGTTATGGGTTATAGTTGGAATAGTTCAGGACGCTCTTTACCTAGTTGCAAAGTAGCGGAAAATTCTGAAATGTTATTTTCTTTAGCGAATTCAGAAATGATTTTAGAGCGAGAAACTTTTGATGGAGAATAATCTTCAGAATCAGTAGCTTTAGCGAAAGATGCTCCTGAGCCTTCGATTAGTTTCTCGAGAGATTCTATCTTTACCGAAAGTTCAGAGGCAGTAACGGAAACAGTTTCTTTTTCTTCGGAAACACTTTTCATTTCTTCATCTTTATATTCGAGTTCTTTATCAGTAGCTTCGATCTTCTCTTTTAGAGAAGCGATTTCCTCTTTAGCATCTTCGAGTTCCTTTTTGAGTTTAGCCACATCGTCTTCACCTTCATCAGAAGCTTCAACTTCAACTTCAACTTCATCTTCAGCGTCACCTTCAGCAGCAGCTTTAGGTTCATCTTCATCTTCAGAAACAGTTTTAGGTTTAGCTTCATCTTCAACTTCAGGTTTAGCTAGTTGGATTTGCAAGGCTTCAGCTTCAGCTTCAGCGTCAGCTACCTTTACGGAAAGCTGATGGTTATCCTCTGAAAGTTGAGCTTTGTCAGCTTCCAGAGATTGATTTAGTTCTAATAGTTCAGCTTTAGTCATCTTATACACGGGTTTAGTGTCAATTTTATCAAACAGCCCACGCTGATTTGCAGCAGGCTGATCTACGAAGTCAGCACTAGATACCTCCTCAACGCGAATGGAAGGGAAAGCAAATAGTGCATCATCAGGTTTATCGTCAGTATCTACATCGCCTACATTAGTAGCCCATGCGGAATCTGCGGAGAATACGATAGATAGTCCGAACTTTTCAGGCATTTTTTCTGCCAGTTCAAACAATCTGTTAAATTTTCGAGTGTCATCTTCACGAAAGGAGTCGAACGCTTGAAAATCTCCAAGGATTCTGTCATCTTCTACTCTGAAATTAGTGAAGATTCCGATTTCCCTAGTTAGCCTATCTTCAAATAATGCACCTCTATGGGTGATATAGGCAGGTAACTTAGTTCCTTCTAGTTCATCAATGATGGTTTCTAGGGATTTTTGATCTACATACAAACCATGTCCTAAAGCAGGACCGACTGAGATTAAAGATACGCCATCCATAGTGCCATTTTCACGGCTGATTTGAGCGTCTTCAGTATTGTTGATTGCAAAAGCGAATTGTTTATTCATTCTATTTTTCTTTTTATTGTCAATTTGATCTAGTTTCTTAATAGCCCATTCTACGCCTGAGGTTCCTCCCCATGCGTCCCACATGAGACCTCCGCATCCTTTGTCGTATGGAACATCTTTATGCTGTTGATGGCGTTTAAACGATGCCATGCGAGCAATTGTATCACGACTGATCTTCTTACGTTTAGCAAGTTGATTAGCTCTAGTCCATCCTACGGGAGTTCCGCATTTATTATCGGCATTATCAGCTTTATACTTTAATGCACGTTTTGCATTATTGCTAGCCGATGTTGGATAATCGTTATAATTCTCAAATTGATGTTGATTCGCCATTTAATACTTCTGAGTAGTTGCCACTTAAAGATGTGGGGAAAGGGTTGATTAACTCTTTCCAATCAAGACCTGACTCCTCAGCGATCTGTTTAGCCTTCATGATATTTTGAGCTTTTCTCCTTAGCACATCTTCAGCCGTATAGCCAAAGGGAGCTGTGATGTCATCTAGTGACATTGCACCTGCTCTAAAATATTCCATGTCAGCTTTTACTTGAGCAGCCCTATTTACCCACCTGAAGGCAGGACGTTGCCATCTTACCTTAAAAGGACTTTCAGCAGAGCCTACCTGTATTTCCCCTGAAGCTATTTTCTGAGAAAGCCAGCGACGATACAGAATCTCCATGACGCGAATCAAATCACTTTGATAACTCTCAACAGTTTGTTGATATTGAAGAACAACACCTTGAGATGCGGAGAAGCTAGAACCGCCAATCTCCATCATTAAAAATTCTAGTGGTATGCCTACCGCACTACCAACCTTTCGGAGCAGGTAACTTACCCATTGGATGCCATCTACATTGGGACGACCACCGCCATCAATAACACTAATATCTTCACCAGCTTCAAGATAGTGGAACCGACCAGGTTCAAACTGCTCTAAATTGCCTAAATCATCCTGTTCAGATGCTTCGAGTCTATTTTGTAACTCGAACTCATAAGAGTTTTCACGTTTTATCGCGACAGACAAAGATGCAGAAACTTTTGCAGCAATCATCTCTACTCTATCGTATTCATCACAATCTTGAAGAGTATTTAAAACAGGAGCTAATTCAGGGATGCCTCGATATTGAACAGGTCTTATTCTCTTGAGAAAAGGTATAAAATCGCGTGAAGGAATTAGATTTTGATCGCGAACTATTCCTGATATTCTATTACCAACTACATAACCAATCGGACGACCCAAATCATCAACTCTAACTCCATTTTGATATTCTGAAGATTCATCATTAGTAGAGCATCCTGATGGATTTGATATGCGAGAGCCATCAACGAATTGAACCTCTTGATTTCCGACTATTAAACCGCAGTCACCATAAAACAACAACGAATCAATCATTTGTTGCTGAAGGTCACGCATATTCATAGTCTTAGTGACTTCAGGAGATTTTGAAAAATCATCCCAGCATTGTTCGATTTCAGAATCTAAATCACTATTTCCAGTTACAGGTTGAGGGATGATGCCACGACCAACAATGTCAGCTTTTCTTAATCTTGACAGCGAAGCTACTATTGGATTATTGCGCCTGAGATTAAGACAGGCAGAAACGAGGTGATCTCTGTCATAGTTTCTGAGTTCGATTTCTTCACTACGAATTGGATCGTTACCTCTAGTTGCGCGATAGCGTGTATTTTTTACAGCGTCATAGCCTTTGAACGCTTGCCAAAATTGACGACTAGCAAAAGCTAGCTTGGATGTAGTTTTAGTTTTTTTAGCCATTAAAGTTTCTGAGAGTAATTCGATTTCTGCCACGCATACCTAGAGTTCTATCTTTCAAAGCGATTAGTTTGTCAAGTTTTTGAACTTGATCAATTAAATTCCCTACGTCAGCGAGCGAAAATGTTTGATCTCCGATACTGTAACTTGTAACACCCTCCTCAGCTAATTTATTTATAGCGGTAAGTAGTTTGTCACGGATTTGAACGAGTTGAGCTGTTGTAGTCGTAGATGCCATCAAATACAACTCACCTGTCAATCTAGGCACAAAAAAAACCTCCCAGAAGGGAGGCTTGATTTTTTTTTCTCTTAGAGGGATTCGATAATCCCAAGTGGAGTTTCCTGCCAATTATTATTTAAACGACTGACGTATTCCTCGACTGTGATCGAGGAGTTGCAAAGAACTTTGATGAAACGATTCTTTTCAGCAACTTTGCGACCATACTTGAAACGAGCGATGAACTCACTTTTGTTCACTCCGACGCGACTTGGATGGCAATCAGGATGTGTATCCTCCCAGTTTACTGAGTCATTGTGGCGACCTTCATACATGAGATACATGCCATCCCAGCTGAAGTCATTAGAGTTGAAGAATGTTCCTGATTTAGTAGTAGTGTTTTTCATAGTAGTATTTTTTAGTAGTTTAGTAGTATCACCCATCGTTGAGCTTATATTTACTATGGCTGATAAAAAAACAAAAGCAAACTTTTTTTAACTTTTTTTAAACTTTTTTTTCTCACCTGCATTATGTGTAAATAGTAAAGCTCACATCCCCCTACTAAAAAGGATGTGAGCAACTACTATTTTTACTACTATCTAGTAGACGGTAAGCCACTCAGGCTTATTTTTTTTCCATCTACCGAAAGTTTTATCATGACGATAGTATGAACGATACTGCTCAACAGGGTCAAGGCAAGAAAATTTTTTATCTTCAGACCTGCATTTTGCGTCTGGACTGATAGCTACGCTGAACTCCTCAAGCTCACCTTCAGGGATTGCACCTGCCAAGTCATAAAGAGTCCCCATCTGAGATTCGCAGAAGTGATGCTTACCGAAACGTTCAGTATACTCTATGCACAGTCTGAACATGTGCTGAGTTACCCAATAGTAGTTGGAGCGATTATTGCCAGCCCACTTGGTAGATGGGTGATGGTGATAGCCTCCGCGAGCAGGAGTTCCTGCTTTAGTCAGAGGCATGTCACTTTCCTTGACCCCCCATCTGATGGCAGCTGAGGAGAGGATTTGTGAGCTTTCTAGGATCATCTTAACTACATGCTGATCACAAAGATGTTTAGCAGCAATGCAGGGATTAGGGTCTATAGCGAATATATTCATAGTAGTATGGGTTAGTAGTTTAGGCAATGAAAGTTGGACGTTTGAAAAAGGCAAACTTTTTATCGTCGCGAGATGGTGTAAATCCAGCCTTGATGCGGATAGTCTTAGGCTCATCTGCATCGATCCATTTCTGAGGAGCAGAACCCCAGCATTTGCGACCATCAGCAAGTTCGATGAGTAGCTTCAAAGAACTACCCCAGTCAGAATCCTTCCATTTGGCAGATAGAACTTGACCTTCGATCTCTTGACGACCTTCAGTCCAGTCAGGAGCGTTAGCTTTTTTAGCCTCACGCTCAGCCTTGCGAGCCTCATACTCATCATGCTGACTAACGAGCCTGCGAGCGAAAGCGATCTGCTTACGAGAGAGACTGAAATATTTGTTGAGCTTGTTAAGCATGTCACGAATGATGACATCCTTATCCTGATTTTCGATAAGGAACTCCCCAACGATTTTCCAACGCCAGTTAGCTTTCATGAGCGAGCGAAGGCGAGCGAGGTGTATGCGATTTGCGATATGCTCGATTTGGATTGCGTCAGCCGATTCGAACTGAAGGCGATCTACGCAAGTAGGACCAATGACAACTAGCTCACCGCTAGTGTGACGGTATAAGGAACCATGCTTTAGGTGAGTGCCACAATGAGTGCATTGATCACAGTTGTAGCCATTGGATTCTAGCTCATCATTGTAGGCAGAGTCGATAGGATCGTCAGCCTCACCATAGTATGTTCCTTCGATATGGTCGTAAGCCTCATTCATGCGATGATCGAAGGAATCAACGAAAGTGTAGGACTTAGGGTCGAAGCCACCTGATAGGCGATGTTTTGAGATTTTAGCAGTAGTATTCATAGTAGTAGGATTTAGTAGGTTGAAATGGTAGCCTCCCCACGCTGTGTGAGGAGGCTGATTTTTTATATGTTCAGGACGTAGAAACTTTTGTCGCGATTTCCAACACTAGAAATGAGCTTTCGATTTTTATCATTGTTAGGAATCGATTGAATATTACATAGCTCGTCATCAATCATCCAAGTGATTAGGGTTGTATTACTGATGCAACCGCCACCAGCTTCGAACTTATTAAGAAGTCTGATGTCGCATTGAAATGTGTAAAGGACTTCTTTACGACCGCAGTATTCGATAACTAAGAACTCTTGAACAGCAGCTCGTTTTTTAACATCTTCGACTTCTTTATCGAAAACAGCAGGGTTGAATCCGCGATTAAGACCGCCAGCTTCAGCGATTGCATCTTCGAGGTTATTGTGACGAGAGAGGATTGTGATGTTTTTCATAGTAGTATTTTTTAGTAGTTTAGTAGTGTCACTCATCGCTGAGCTTATATTCACTATGGCTGAGTGTAACCATAAAGCAAGTCTTTTTAAACTTTTTTTAAACTTTTTTTTAACTAGCTCCAAAAACTAGTTGCAGACCTACCACCTCGAACCTTTTTAGGTTTAGGTGTAATGTCTTGATCTACATCTATTCTAGCGATGCCTACGAACTTTGATAAAGCTCTAGCAAGTATTTCGCAGTCCCAAAGGTGATCACCTCTATTTCGCTTTACTTTCTTTACAACTTTGATATGACCCGACCTATCAGTTTCTTTAGTCCAGTATGTAGCAAAAAGTTGATCGTAGTAAACTTTCGGAGTATCGGTGAAAGTGTAGAAACCTGATATTTGAGCAGAACGCAGGCGAGCTAGTTCATCTTCATACAAACTTTTATTTACATGCAAGTATCTGATTTTCGATTTACCTGCTCTACCTTTATTATCACCAGTAAACGGATCTTTCATTTGCATTCTGTATGGCTGATCACCTTGTAATGTTTTCCAGCCTCTTGATCCGAACCATTTTGACCTACGCTTGTGAACCTCTTCATATATCTCAGCAGTTCGATTACCTGCACAGTCGATAATTGCACATTGGCATGTATGTTGATCATACTTCCCATCCAACTCAGCGAAAGTCGCAACCTGACCGCAGTCGATTAGATAACTATCGCCATCTCTATTGAAACCGCGAACTACAAACCAGAAAGATTCAGATTGAGTATCGGCAGCAAGTATTCTTACTTCACCTTTTAAATCACCCTGTTGATAATCTAATTCTAATTGATTAGCATCAGCCTGATCTTGATTTGCCCAATCTTCACGCCAAGGTTCAGCCAAGTTACCCTGAACGAACTTTTTTAGTCCATGCGTAGAATGACAAACTTGAAGCCATGCAACCATAAGTGATGCAAATGTCATTGCAGGAGCATAAATAGAATTAAGGTGATAGCTATGGTGACCTCTAGGTGCATTAGGGTTATCTGAAACCCATTCGCCATTCTTAATCATGTTAGGCTTATGTGCATCTAGTATTTTGCCATCGCACTCAGGGCATCTGTAGTATGCCGATGATGTAACTAGATCGAAATCGTATCCATCTTCTAGTTTTGCATCTTCATTGAAGGCTACAGAATATCTTAGTTTGCCATCTTTATCAGTTTGCCTCCAAGTGAACTCTATTTTTTCATCGCAATGAGGGCATGGCATTTTGTATTTACGCTGATCACCATAAAGGTATTCCTCCCATATTCCACCCTGTTCATCTTTAGGTGTAGAAGTCTGAATGATTTTGTATTGCCTGCGACCTTTAATGCGCTCATGGGCAGCTAGTCTTATGTCAGGGTCAATCTCATCAATTTCATCAAGCACAAGGTAAGCAACAGGCGCAGACTTAACATTATTCTCCGACCCTGCACCTGCGAAAGTTAGTGTGCATGACAGAAATTCTTGACGCATATTAGTTATTTTTTCTGAGTCTACTCTGCCAGTCGCAATACTTAATGGGCATTGATCCTTAAGAGGTTTACAATCATCAATGAAAGGTAGCCATCTGCCTTTTGAAAACTGTCTAGCATTTTCAGCCGAAGGCATGATCCAAAGAGTATCTTTAGGGAACTCACTCAGCAGGTATGCTAAACCTGTATACATAGTAGTAGTCTTACTTGACTGCGATCCCCAGCAAAGAGTTACTTTGTTCACATAAGGATCAATCAAATCTTCAAGAGGTTGCTTAGCATAGGGAAATATGCGCAAAGACCCAGGAAGTTCAGAAATATTATCGCGAAGGGTGCAGTTATCGAATGCCCAATCGACGGGAGACTGTAGTTTTCTAGGCGAGTATAGTTTTGTTATTTTGTTATCTAACAGTGAAGCCATTTCTTTGAGCGAATTGTTTTACGAATTTTTTTAAACCTCTTTTAGAGGATTCTTCGAATCCTTTAATTTGAGAATTGAATGCTTTCCTGAATGAATCTAGACCCTTAGCATGTGGATTTAAAGCAGCTTTGGATTTACTTTTTAGAATTATTATGTATTGATCTTTAGTAACCTGAGTTCCTTTTGCACTTACAGCTTGAGCATGTTTTAATGGCAACTTTACTTTTAGTGCAGCAGCTAATTTTTTAGGATTCTTCAATGGTATTTTTAGTTTCCTTAGCATTAATATAAAAGTAGCCTGACCAGATGCTATATTTTTTTTCTTTTCCTTAAGTAGTGACGATCTTTTTTTTCTCATCTCTGATAGAGATTTATTAATTTGACCTGTTTGCAGTTTAGTAAAAGAACGTCCAGAAGGATTTTTCCCCTTAATAGCATTTAGTTTAAAATCATTCCTGACTCTGACCCATTTATTATTAGTTACTTTCCCGCTTTTTACAACTAAAGAACCATCCTTAGCTTTTCGAATTTTTAATCCTAAACTAGATATGAATGTTCTACCTAGAGTGCGATCAACATCTGAAACGATTTTTTTATAGTTAGATTTACCTGTATCCGATGCAGCATTTTGAAGAACCCTGCCAGCAATGATTCGAGTTATGTCTTTTACAGTAGCACTAGTTCCATTTCGTAGATGACCAACCATCTTATTAAATCCAGCATCATTTATTTTAACTAGGTTTGACATAAAAATAATCACTTTGTCAATAGATTATATACTATCGATTTTTCCACCGCATTGAGAATATCCTGCGATGTCTACCCAATTATCCCTTTTAGGCTTATGAACATTCCTAGCTATTTTCATTAGTATCATCATGTGAGCTACATCTCTAGCTTTGATTGATATATCAACTCCATTATTAGTTTTAAAATACCACTCCCAAGAAGCACCTATTTCTCTTAGGTTTTTTTCAGGACTTCCATAATCTTGCTGACGATCAGCACCCTGTATGCGCTGAGCCTCTTGACAAATAGATTCATTTTTATTTTTTTTCATAATGTGGAGATGTGGGGAATTGAACCCCAGTCCCTGAACGAAGTCAAGTCGATCACCATTGCATCCCCAGATTAAATCTCCGATGGGTGGATAAAAGGGAAATACTACAAACCCACCGACATCTTAACAGTCGGACTACCCATCGGAGAAAATCTTTTCAATCTCAGAAAAGACCCTATCGTCAAGTCCATTGCGCATGGCAAGTTCAGCTATTTGAGGATTCTCAGGATTTGCCATTGCAGCTATTTCTCTAGGCAATCCATCTAAAAGTCTACGGAGAGGTGTAAGAAGTTTGATTACCTTCTCAGCAGCCTCTGATTCAGGTATGAGTGACTCTGCCTTCATCTTGAGTTCTAATTCTTTCAGGGATGCAACAGCAGCTTCTTTTCTACCCTGCTCTTCAGTTAGTTTTTTTCGCAAATCATCCATGCTCGAACTTGATCCATGCTTAGATTTTCGATTTTTTTGAAGCAGTCTAATGTAGTTCTTAATAGATTCCCAAGCCTTGTATCTGCCATTTGATATTTTAGTAATTACATGGTCATTAGAAAGGTTAGCGATTTGTTGAGCCGTGACTCCAAATAGATCAACTAGCTCAGAAGTTTTAATTATTGAATCATCACCTAATCTGTCAGGAGAAACATCCTGACTTTGTGATTCTAAAAAAGAAGATTCTTGAGCTGTTAGCGATTTTCCATCTTTAACCTTAGCTACAATGTTAGAGAGTAGCTTCTTATTTACATTATCGAGTAGGGATTGATCTATCATTTATGACTATTGCGTAGAGCCTTAGCTAACGCACTTTTTCTTTTAGCTCTAGGTGATTGATCATTTAGTCTTAATTCAGCATGACCAGTAGTTTTACGAATATACATCTTACAATACTGAGGAAACATACTAGCTATTTTTTTAATTGAGTCATGTATGTATTTCTCAGTCCTAACCTCTTGAAGTCCACCAGCCTCATGATAGTAAACAGTTTTAGCTGTTATATCATCAAGCCTGATGACAACTTTATTCTTATGATATTGTCTGAGGCAATATTCATAATCTTCACCATGATTTGTTTCACGTGCTAAAAAATTATCATGCTCTACGACTACGCCAAACATGCATCCAACTATATAGGAAAGTTTAGTGTATGTCCTATGCTTCATAAAAAAAGGATTTGAAGCAGCATATATTCCAAAGAGTTTCGCTCTATGTTTATAACAGGCTTTGAAACCACGAAGTATAACATCCTGCTCTAAATCGGAAACAGTAATCAACTTGTCATCTGATTTAGTAAGCACCTGTTCAATGTCATCGTCAAACATCATCAGGTTAGTTCCTTCAGGATAGTAACGCTCAATGAAATTACGTTGAAGTCCAAGCGTAGCTACACCTTTTACTATTTCTATATCTTTAGCGTATTCGTTAGTCGAAAGAGCAGTTTTATATTTATCGTATTCGTCAGAATCTTCATCATTAACGAATATCTTGATAAGGCTAGGGTCAATGCCATGACCTTCAAGAAATTTAAGAGTCTTAGACTGAATGGTATCGTGACGTTTGTAACTAGGTATTACAATTTTATATTTCATTTTAGATTTTTATTTGTATGATTAAGCCAAGTGCCAGCCTTGAAACATTCCACGTAATAATCATTTCTGTCTATTTCTTTCCATGCTTCATTTTTCCACTTAGTCCAAACAACATGATCAGGAATTGTATCTGGTATGTATTTTTTTAAACATCGAGCCAAGAATTTAGGACCAGTAGTTTGTAAAACAAATCTAGCCTTCCAAACATCATATATTTCCATTGATGCTTTTCTTTCATAGTTATATACACAATCTCGCATGGTTAGTTCCCAAAACTTGTATCCCTTAGTGCTACCTATGAAATCATTAACAACAGATTCAGTAGTGTTAGGATTGAGATGTTTTATATTGTGAAGTAAAATTCTATGGCGAGTTAGGGGATTGAAACTTTTTATGCAATGCATATCTAAGTCCATGTAAAAGCCACCCTCATGATGTAATATGCAGAACCTTATGAAATCGATTTTCTGTATATCGTATCTAAAGTTATGATAGAACTTGTCGTATTGAGGGTAATGATTTTTTACAAGTGATGAACATTCATCTTCAGTCCATAACTTATGTTCGAAATCAGGATTAACCTTTTTTGCTATTTTTATGCTGTTACTGAATAATTCAATTTTACTTACATCTTTATTTTGCCAGTTGAAGTATATTTGATGTATTTTTTTAGGTATCATTTTAGTTTATCTAGTTCAATTTGCCTAGCCCTGAGCAATTCATCATCTAAAGTTAAACATTTCCACATACCTTTTAGGCTGTAATAAACGACTGAGAATCTGTAACCATCGTCTGAAGTAGGATTCATGGGACTAACTCCATGCATTATTTTTTGACCATCAAACATGAACAGGGAGTTATGTTTTAATAGGAATCGAGCATTGATTTCAGGAACGCAAAGCCAACCACCCTCCATTTCCTCACGCAATACAAGCATACAGCTTAAAACATCTTTGAAGTTACCTGCATCAAAGTGATATGATAGTGGATTGTTTTTATTTACAATGCCACTTGTGAAAAGTGAGTCAGGCATACGCCACTCATCTACAACTTTGTCGAGCAGTTCCTTATGTTGATCGGCAGTATCAGGTGCAACTTTGAAATATCGTTTAGTTATTTCCGATGCTAGCCCTCTGAGCATAGCTTCAGCTTTAGGATTCTCACGAGCTAGGCTTGTCTGATTGCAAAAAGCACGTTGTCTACGCTCAAGTCTGGGTTGATATCCGAAAATTCTACTCGTAGTTACTAAACCTCCAGTCCTAGTAGTCTCAGAGTATTTCATTGTTTTGAGTTCATGAACCAAGTTATCGGTATTCATTCCGATCATGTCATAAACGCAAACTAAGTTATCATTCTGGTCGAATACTTTGCATGGCTCAGTTATCTCTAACAAACAGTCATCGGTAGATGCTCTACGTTTAACATATTTCTTATAGTTTATTTTTTTCTTATTAACTACCTGAATCTTCATGATATGCTTTTAAGACTGAGTTATAAATTAGTTGAGAAGGGACTGTATCTTTATCATCGCAAATTTTAGTTATGATATTTGAGAAAACTTTATAATCATCCTCATCGTAAATTAGCTTAACAGTTTTGATTCCTGATTCATCTTCATCTATCTCGAACTCTACCTCACCGCCAAGAACCATGTCATCATGAAACTGACCAATGATTGCATCGAGCATAGCTTCATCGTATCCAGTATTGCCAACCTCACCGCCAAGTAAACTTATTCTCTCAATTACATCGGCAAGAACTAAATCATCGATTTGAGACATTGCTGTTATTCTGTTATCAGCAATCATGTCAGCCATCTCATCAGTTAAGCTATCGTAATCTTGATATTCGACTGGAACCTCATCCCATCTATTTGATTTTGCAGTTTCAAAAAGTAGTCTGCCTTTTACAATTGTAGCATTATCTCTAGAACTAACTACAATGCAGTTACGCCAACCATTTGCATTTATGATTTTAGTCAGCGTATCTATTTGAGATTTGCTATGTATGTATGGACTATGCTCATGAACCTTAAGTTCAGTCACCTTGCGCAACTCAGTATGTGAACAATGTATTTTCATGGGTGTAAGTTTTTTAGTATGGTTAAAATAGTCATGCTAGCATTTTTGCAGTTGTATATTTTTTGTAAACTATCAATCATAGGGACGAGCTTACTATGCTCATCTAATGTATAATGAAGTATGAGAGATTTCTGACCTGAAGCCTCCTTAGGGTCAATATCAACTTCACGCTCAAGCACTAAGTCATTATCTTGAATTTGAATACTATTGATTATTGATTCTACCTCACCCTCAGTATAGCCAGTTTCAAATTCATCTGTATCTATTTTAGATAAGGCATCTTTTAGCTTATCCATATCTACGTCAATCAGTTCAGTAATTCGATTGTCTGCAACTAAGTCTTCAAGTTCAGCCTGCTCTGATTCGTATTCCTGTATATCGACTGGAACCGCTGCAAGATTGAGCAGCTGAGCAGCCTGAAATCTACCGTGACCTTTAATGATTACGTTTTTACCAGTTCGATTGCTGACTACGATAGGTCTACGCCAACCATGCTTTTTAATGATTTTTGCTAGTAGCTCAATTTGGCTATCAGGATGTGTATTGGGATTCTCAGGATGCTCCTGAATCTCACCAAGTTTTATTTCTTTTGAGTATGTGCAGTGTATTTTCATTTTGTAAAATTAAAGTAGTAAACCTTTTTGGAAAAAATCGCGAAAAAACGCTGAGT